GAGAGCAGTTGGTGAGCAAACTTTCCAACCAAAAATCGGTTTCAAAACTAGATATGGTATGATTGATAACCCATTCGCTGTAGACGCTGGTGCTCTAGCTGACAACAACGATGCTGGTTCTTCAAATACTGCATTTACAAAAGAAACTAACCAATATTACAGAAGAGTTAAAGTCGCTAACTTAATGTAATCACAATCTACCACACCACAGAAAAGGGGACTTCGGTCCCCTTTTTTTTTGTTATAAATAATAGTATGACAGAGTTAAATGCACTAAATAGACAACCTGATGTAATTGATTATGCTGCACCATCGCAGTATAGGTTTTCTATTCTTCAATTACCTAAAGTTCAGTTCTTCACACAGGCCTGTAATGTTCCAGGTATCAATATGGGTGAAGCAGTATTTCCAACACCTTTTAAAAATATTCCTGTGTTACCTGATAAAGTAACTTATGAAAATTTAGAGATAACTTTTATAGTAGATGAAAAACTAGAAAACTATAGAGAGTTACATAATTGGATTACAGCAATAGGTTTTCCTGAAGATAGACAACAATTTAAAAGTTTTAGAGAAGAAAATGTAGATAGAATGCCTTTTAGTAATACTGTAACACCAAATCGTTCAGATACTCCAAAGGCTAGAACACCTGACACTTCTATGTACTCTGATGCAACTTTAACTTTACTATCAAACAAAAACAATCCTATATTAAATGTATTGTTTTCAAATGTTTATCCTGTTGCATTGTCTGGTCTAAATTACACTAACGATGCTGGTGATGTACAGTATATGACAGCACAAGCAACATTTCAATACCAATTATACAAATTTCAAGATTTATAATAGGTGCATTGACTTTTTATTGATTATGATATATAATACACTATGGATTTAAAAACAATACAAGAAATGTTTGACAAAGACTCAAAGATTGATGAAACAAACATCAATGTTGAGGAAGCTAGAAGTCCTGCTTTGTTAAACAAATATTTAAAATTATATACGAATTTTAGACTTATGTTAAGTAAGGCTGAAACTGATATGAAAATTCTTAAAAAAGAGAAATGGGAATATTATTCAGGTAAATCTGAAAAACCATTTGAACTTAAAATACTCAGACAAGACATTCCAACATATTTAGAATCAGACGAAGACTTAATTAGGTTACAATCTAAATTAGATTATTTAAAAGTCGTAAATGGATATCTAGAACACATTGTTAAAAATTTACATAACCGTGGTTTTCAATTAAGAAATATTACTACTTGGATAAAATATACGGAGGGTGCGCTATGAGTATAGTAGATACTAATTACTATTGGTTTCAATCGGCCTTAACAGATGAACAATGTAATTCAATAATAGAAAGAGGGTTATCTGATATGACTCTCACAGAACAAAAAGCAGGGAAAAAAGCAACAGATGCTACAACTTTTGACTTTAGACAAAAAGGTGGTGAGATATCTAATGCTGGTAGTGTAGCTGCAAATAACTTAACTAATGAAGGTAGAAGACGAAAAGGTATCAAAGATGAAGATATATATGTAAGAGATACTAAAGTTGGATGGTTAGCAGATAGATGGATTTATGAATTGATTCACCCATTTATACACGAAGCAAATAAAAAAGCAAACTGGAACTTTGAATGGGATTTTTCTGAAACTTGTCAATTTACTGTTTATCATCCTGGTATGTTTTATGCATGGCATACAGATGGTGGAACAAGACCTTATATACCTTTTGACCCGACAGTAAAAGAACAAAGACGAAAAGATGAAAAAGGTGAATATGTAATAGTCAAAAATGAAGAAGGTAAAGAATTAGAGTTTGATGAAACATATAGAGATGGTAAATTCAAAGGTGTAAAAAGGTATGTACCTGCACCTGGTTTTGTAGATAATCCAAATCAGTTTTGGAAAACAAGAAAGCTTTCTGTAACAGTAAACTTAACTAATCCAAAACATTATAAAGGTGGTGATTTAAAGTTTGACTTAGGACCACACGCAGGGGGAAAGAGATATCACCTCTGTAAAGAAATAAGACCTAGAGGTTCAATAATTGTGTTTCCTTCTTTTATTCATCATCAGGTAACACCTGTAACTCAAGGAACAAGATACTCTTTAGTTATTTGGAATTTAGGGAAGATGTTTAAATGATTGATACAGTAAAATTTTTTGAAGAAAAGAAATATGTTCTTATCAAAGAAATGATACCTAAAGAGATTGCAAAGATTGCAAGTCAGTATTCACACTTTGATAGAGTTAGAAAATTTCAACCAGAGGACCATAAAGCTCAAATACCTGGAAGTCATAGTGTATATGGTGACCCACTTATGGAAACATTATTAAAGTTTAGTACACCACATATGGAAAAGTGGACTGGTTTAAAATTATGGCCAACATATTCTTATTATAGATTATATAAACCAGGTGATATGTTAAAAAGACATAAAGATAGACCATCTTGTGAGATATCAATAACTTGTTGTTTAGGTTATGATTACAAAGATAAAAAAGATTATAATTGGGGTATGTTTGTAGGACCAGAGAATGGTGAGAGAGGTACAAAAGGAAAGATGATACCAATGGAACCTGGTGATGGTGTCATATATAGAGGTTGTGAAATAGAACATTGGAGAGAAGCATTTGAAGTTCCTGAAGGTGCTTGGCAAACTCAAGTGTTTTTACATTATGTAAATCAAGAAGGCCCATACGCTGATTTTTGTAAATTTGATTCTAGGCCATCACTTGGTATTCCTCACGATTTTAAAGATAAAGATAAAGTGAGAGCTGCTGGTGAAGCTGACAAAGAATTAAATTATAGACAAAGAGATAGAGAAGGTAAATGGCCAGAACTAAATAAGGAAGATGTACCTTATGAAAATAGAGAAAAAGAATGAAGTATATGCAAAAATTACAACTGAACCACATATCGCAAGAGAACTCTCAGAGTATTTTACCTTTGAAGTCCCTGGTGCAAAATTTATGCCCGCATATAGAAGTAAAGTATGGGATGGAAAAATACGATTATTCTCAATTGCTACAGGACAAATCTATTTGGGATTGTTACCGTACATCAGAGAATTTTGTAAAAGAAATGACATTGAATACAGTTTAGAATTCAATGCTAAACCTGAGGATATAGATGAGTCTACAATTAAATCATTTATTAAACACCTTAAAATACCATACAAAGCTCGTGATTATCAGATTTCTAGTGTTCTTTTTGGTGCCAGAAAATGTCGTGGTCTTCTTGTTTGTCCTACTGCATCTGGCAAGTCGTTAATCATATATGGATTGACAAGATGGTGTCACGAAAAGAATCTTAAAACTTTGATATTAGTTCCGACTACAAGTTTGGTAGAACAAATGGCAGCTGACTTTATTGATTATGGTTGGTTAGAAGCATATATACAAAAGATATATTCTGGTCACGAAAAGAAAGTTACCAAAGATGTTGTTATCTCTACTTGGCAATCAATATATAAATTTCCGAAAAAATATTTTGAGCAGTTTGGTTGTGTCATAGGTGATGAAGCACATTTGTTTAAAGCAAAATCATTAACAAGTATAATGTCAAAATTACATCTATGTAAATATCGTTTTGGCCTGACAGGAACACTTGATGATTTACAAACACATAAACTTGTATTAGAAGGTTTGTTTGGCACTGTGAATAAAGTTATATCTACAAAAGAATTGATTGAAAAGAAAACACTTGCCAATCTAAAAATAGATAGTTTGATTTTAGGATATAAAGAACAAGAATGTAAGGATGTTAAAAATTTAAAGTATGCAGATGAAATGGATTACATAGTAACACATAAAAAACGATTGTCTTTTATAACTAATTTATTAGGTAATGTCAAGGGAAATGTTTTAGTATTATATCAATTTGTTGAAAAGCATGGTAAACCATTGTATGATACAATAAAAGAAAAATACAAAAACCGAAATGTTTTTTTTGTAAGTGGTTCTGTTGATGCATTAGATAGAGAAAAGATTAGAGAGATATCAGAAAAAACAAATAATGCTGTTATTGTAGCATCTTATGGTACATTTTCTACAGGTATTAATATTAAGAATTTACATAATATAATATTCAGTAGTCCAAGTAAAAGTAAAATAAGAGTTTTACAATCTATAGGTAGAGGTTTAAGATTAAACGATAACAAAGAAATGTGTAAGTTATTTGATATTGCTGATGATTTAACATACAAAGGTAAACAAAACTTTACATTACGCCACTTTATGGAAAGAATAAATATCTATAACGAAGAACAGTTTGACTATACTATACACAGGATTAACATATGACAATATCGCAAAAAGATTATGAAAAGTTCAAAGAGATGTATGACTATAAAAGATTAGTAGAATATAATAAAGAAAAAATAAAAACAAATATTGCTGAAATGTATGAAAACTTTGCAGTAGCAGGATTAAGTGAAGAAGAACTGTTCAATCACTTTTGGGAAAAGATTAATTTAAATAATGTTAAATTTGATGAACCACCTGAAGGTTGGATACCTAAAGCACAAGCTTTGAGAAAATGGAATGAATAAGTTAACAGAAATAAAACACTCATATAGAATATTTAAACTTATCAATGGTGATGAGATTATATGCATGTTAAGTAATTTAGATTCAGGTTATTTCAAAGTTACACTACCTTTAAAAATGGTTACTGTTGATACTATGAATAAAGATGGAAAGTATGAAGAGAATCTTGCTTTACGAAGATGGGCAACATTTACAAAAGAAGAAACTTTTGCAATTAATAAAAATCAAGTAATTGTACACTATAAAGTTTCTGAGGGGTTAAGTAAATATTACGAATATGTAGTTAGAAGATATAAAGAATTTGATAATGCTTCAAAATATACAGATAAAAATTATGAATATGAAACGAAAAAAGATGATGATAAAAAAGTTAGGTCTAAAAAAGATATAGATTTAGATGATTTAATTGAACAGTTTCAAAATACACCTTATGATTATGAAGAAACAGAACATTAACTCCATTGAATACAAGAGTATTATACCAGTGAGTTTGTTACTTGTCAATGCTAAAAAAACATTTACTTGCAATTGACATATCGTTATAAATATGATACTTTAGCTAAAAGGATATTTTATGGCAGCAGCAGCAAAACACTATGTAAATAATAAACAGTTTCTAGAAGCTATCTCAGCATGGAAAGAGAAAGTGAAAGAAGCTGAATCGGCAGGTGAAGAGATACCACCTGTAACTGATTATATAGGTGAATGTTTTTTAAAGATAGCTCAGCATTTATCTTATCGTCCTAACTTCATTAATTATACATTTAAAGAGGAAATGATAGGGGATGGAATAGAAAATTGCTTACAGTATGTAAACAACTTCAACCCAGAGAAATCAAAGAATCCCTTTTCGTATTTTACACAGATAATTTATTATGCTTTTATTCGTAGAATACAAAAAGAAAAGAAGCAGACACATACAAAACATAAAATTATAGAAAAAAGTATGATGCCAACCTTTGACCAGAATCCATTGGATGATACAAATTATGGTAATCAATATTTAGATTATCTACAAAAGAATATGTTGCCTCAAGATGGTGATGTATATAAAACCGCATCTTCAAAGAAAAAAGAAACTAAAAAAAGTTTAGAAAATTTCTATGAAGAAAATGGTTAATAGAAGGAGAAGTAATGTTTAGTTTTATAAAAAACTTATTTGTACCAAAACCAAAAGCTGTTCCTAGTAGAGCAAAGTTGTCTATGATGACTAAATCTGAACTAGAAAAGTTTGGTAGAAAACACGGTATAGAGCTTGATAAGAGATTTTCTAAAGATACTTTAGTTGATGAACTACATGCTCATTTAAAAAAGAACAAGTAATGTTTAAGGTATATGCAACTAGATTGTGTTTGTATTGTGAAAGAGCAGAAGTTCTTTTAGAAACAAATAAATTACCTTTTGAAAAAATATATATTGATGAAGATGATAAGGCAAAGAAGTTTATCACAGAACAAGGTTATAAAACTGTTCCACAGATATGGCATGATGATAAGTATGTCGGTGGATATACAGAATTAGTTCCGTATGTAAGTTCTTTAAAGGGTACAGCTTCATTGGTATAAGGAAAGTATATGTATGAATATAAATGTAAAATTGTCAAGATTGTGGATGGCGACACTATTGATGTGGATATTGATTTGGGTTTCGGTACTTGGATACACAATGAAAGAATTAGACTTGTTGGCATTGATACACCAGAATCAAGAACAAGAGATTTGGAAGAAAAGAAAGCTGGTCTGTACGCAAAAAAGTGTGTGGAAGGATTCTTGC